ATGGGGGAGTACGGCGAACGCCCGGCGCTGCGCGTCGATGAACTGCCGGTGATCAAGTCGTTCCTGCGCGGATCGGCTGCACCGAAATCGACCCAGTACAGCGACGATTTCTACCGCATGATGCAGCAGGCCAACCAGGTTTATGGCTCGGTGCAGCGCTGGAAACGGGAACGCCGGCTACAGGACAGCCGTGCGCTACAACGGGAGCAGCGCCACATCTTAGCCAGCCGGCCACGGCTTAACCGGACGCAGCAGCAGGTACGCCAGCTAAACAGCCAGATCCAGATGATACAGCTGCACACCCGCCTCAGCGCCGAGGAGAAACGCCAGCGCATCGACAAGCTACTGGCGCGCCGCAACCACATCGTCCAGCAGGCGGTGAAGCGGATGAATCGGTGGTTTGAGTAGATCTGATTTCATTAAGTCTATCCATTTGATTATTCGTTAAATTCATTCGCTATCGTGTTTTTTTAGCCTCCTGACATAGATCCTTACGCGGATCTTATGTTATCAGATAGATAATTGGTTATTGTTTTTCTAGACTATTTCATAATTCTTCCATATCTCACGGTTCTTCCCTATTAAGCATTATTACAGACAAAACAATAAACCATCTACAACAATATAATTGTTCATTTATTATTCGCTGATGTGTAGGTTTTTAAAGCAATAGCTATTGCCATGATTAGAATCATGTTTTTTATATTTAAAGCCAAGTCTATTTTTTATTATTTTCGTATAATTATATTTGTATGATGTATTTATGATCTGTCTTTGCTGTGGGTCTATACTATTTTTCTTAATCATATCAGACTTTCATTGCACGGTCGTTAATCAGAATGAGATGATATATTAAGAGTGTGTCTTTTTAACAAGTATATGGTTTCATCCCTATCTTGCTGAAGGAGAACGCTGACGCATTAACTAATGCAATAGAGTATTTCCTATCAGGTTGATTGTCGATTGTATTATAGTAAGTGTGTTATTTTATCAGGTAATCTATTGGTTAGAGGATATAATGAGAATAGTTTTTGCTGAAAAAATTGCAGAGTATATAAAAAATTGTTCCCCTGAATATATTGCTGTGGCTTTTGTTGGGGCTGATTGGCGAGAGTTTATTCCTGACTGGAAGAAAATAAAATCAATAGTGGTTTCACCAACGTTGGGATCAAACCCAAAAGCTATACATGAGATTGTAAAAGAATTGGGTTGGGAGAAAGTAGAGTTTCTTGATAATCTTCATGCTAAATTATATCTGGGAGAGAACAGTGCTATCAGTGGTAGTGCAAATTTAACTAAAAATGGTCTGTCTGGAAATATTTTACATGAATTATGTACGGTAACTCATAATCCACAACATCTAAAATCATTCAAGATTTTTTTTGACCATATTAGGTCTAAAGCTAAAGATAGCTATCCTACCGTTGAGCAGAAGAAGCATAAATTGGATGAATTGTTTCAGGTTTGGGGAGCGGCTGTTTCTCAAAAGCTACTTAATGATACTCATCATGCAACTCAATTTAAGGATTTTGAATTACTATCTAATAATCACTTCTATATCAGTTGGTATCAAATTTCCGACTGTGAGTACTCTGCGGAACTTCAGGGTGTTGAGGATTATATAGATGATAACATTCACTTTCTTCCTAGTGATAATATCGAGAAAAACCGTTGGGTGTTAACATGGAAAAAAACGAATGACGGAAAGCCACATAAGCGCGTAGCGCTAAATTGGCTTTATATACATGAGTTATTTGAAAATGGTATCGTGACACCGGGATATGGTTATACTAAAGTAGCTATTCAGCGAAAAGATCTCCAAAAACCGGAGCCACCTTTCGAATTAACTCCGGATGTAGTTAAGGCCTTTAAGGAAGTTGTCGCCTGCGGTGTCAATAGGAATTATTTTGTTCAACCCGATGATGAGTTTTATAATACTAATTATGGGCAAACACAATTGCCTAAACTTATTGATGATATGAAGGAAAAAATCAAAGATATTAATACGAGCAAATGACTTGAATAAGTGGTTTGTGCTTATTGTGATCATTAATAAATAATCATATGGTGATATGATCGTTGTTGATTGTTTTTGACATAGGATGAAGCGACTTGTCATCGTGGATGTTACGTATTTTATTACCAGAGACTATATATGCGACGTAGGGCTGTACATAAACTCTCAGCGATGGTTTAGGCGCGCCAGTCATTTAGCTTGGTTCGAGAGTGGTTTAAAGCCCCGCGGGGCTTTTTTCTCTCACTACTGTTCTGGATTTACCATAACATCTGATCGGCGTACCGCTCATCACTCTGCGTGATGATTTCCCAACCCAGTACGCCAAAAATCATCATTTTCTCCCTCGCTTTTCCTGCCGATGGCACCGTCCGATTTTTCCCCCACTGCATAACCATGCAACCCAATCCGCTGCGCCCGGTTTCGCAATGGATTGCCCGCCTAACCTCCGTTTTAGCCCATTTTCTTTTTAAGCGCAGAGTTCCAGCCACGGCATTGCTGATATTCAGTGAGGATGTTTCCTGAAGTGGTAAGGGCACCATTCGCTTTTTTGGGTGGATCAGCTAAAAGCTGCTCTAATGTCGCCTTCTCTTCTTCAATACGTCGCCAGATCTCCCATCTAGCACTATTCTTCGCTTGCGGCCTGGTGTAACTCGTCATCACATATGCCTCCAGTTGAGTGGGTTATTAACCTTACAATTAATTGTAAGCCTAGGTTGAGTAATTTTTATACTTCCTCCTCGTCCGGTATGTCGATCACATTCCACATGCTCTCCCGTAGATCGAGGTACTTCTCCGTCATCAGCCGGCTCTTGTGGCCGAGCAAGTGCTGGCAGAACTCCGTTCCGTACTGTGCCTGGTACATCCGTGAGGCGAGACTGCGGATCTCGTGGAAGGAGGGGGGATGGGGCGCGTGTACCAGCCCACTCTGATCGAGCAAGCGGGAAAAGCCCTTGCTTAACGTGTCCGGCACTAGCGGGCCGCCCGGTGCGCGGTGGAGGCGCGGGCGGCGGGAGTTGAGCAGGTAGTCGCTCGGCCCTTGAGCCCGGCAACGATCTAGCACCTCGCTCAGACGCAGCGCGTATGGCCCCAACTGAAGATGCAAGCGGGTGGTGATGGCCAGGCGGGCACCGGTCTTGCCCTGGATCAGCCACAGCTTATTCTCCCGGACATCTTGCCAGCGCAAGGTACAGAGATCTTCTCGCCGCTGACCGGTGAGCAGCGCCAGCTCGATGCCACGGGCCAGCCACGGTTTTTTGGCCTCGCCTTGTAATGCCAGACGGTAGACGGCTAACAATGTCTCTTCACTCAGGCGACGACGCTTGACGCGGATGGGAGGCGTGCGGGTCTGGGCCACCGGATTGTGATCGATAAAGCCTGCCGCGACCGCTTCACGAAATAGGGCGTTGAGGAAGGAGCGCATCAGGCTGGCGGCGGTGAGGCGGCCATCGAGTATGTAGGGGTGCAATAAGATGGCGATATCCCGCGTGCTGATCTGCGTCAGATAACGCGGCCCGATCATCGCGTGTACCGTTTTGCTCTGTGAGCGGCGGGCACGCAAGGTATTGGCCGCCACGCCGCGCTGTTCGAGACGTTGGAGGTATTCGGTGATCCATTGGCTGACGGTGGGGATCTCATGCGGATTGGGTAAGGGGCTAGGCGTGATCGCGGCGAGATAGTGATTGGCCTCCCGGGCTTGGCGGATAGCCTCACGCCGGGTGATGTAGCCTAAGGGCAGTTCACTGCCGGTGAGGGGATGGCGCCAGACGAAAAATCCGTGCCGGTTATCCAGGTTATCCGGCAGATTTTGCCTAGCGTCGTTGCCTCGGCTATTTTTCGCCATGTTTCAGTCGCTCCAGCAAGGTGTGGGGGGAGGCCGTCGTGGTTTTGGCGGCTTTCTGTTGCCAGGGGGGCAGGTAGCGGGCATCGCTCTGGATACGGTAGGCGCCGCCGTGGCGGTAGGGTTGCGGATAAATATAGCCGCGCCGGATCCAGCGCCGGACGGTGTCCACACAGGGCGGTTTATCGCCATAGTGCTGCTGCACCCACGTCTGGATAGTGAGGTAGGTTGTCATAGCCGGCTCCGAGAGTCTGGGGGATGCGTTTTAATAAGAGAGAGTCAGCCGCGTGTCTAGGGCAGAGGAAGGGGCTTAGCAAACAGGGCGGGGACGCTTTAACCAACGGTCGCCGACCAGGTGATAGCGGCGGCAAAACGCCCGGTCGAGTTTCCCTTCTGCGGGCAGTTTGATACCGACCGGCAGAGGCGTTCGGCGCGGGGTGAAGTAATCATCCAGATGCAGGGCGCTGGCCGTTAGCGCGCGGTAGAGTTGAGAATAGGCGACGCGCATACTGTCGGCCTGGCAGCAAAATAGCATGTCCTGCTGACCGGACTGTTTTTTGGCTTTAATAAAGAAGGCGAAATATTCAGGCATGGCGAGGCTCTCCTGGCGAAAAGAGGAAGCGGAAAGGGCGGAGCAAAGGGAAAATCAGAGGGATGATGGCCGGAGCACACGGGAGTTATCCGGCCAGCGGTACGGCTGGGAACGCTGGCGCGGTGGTGGTTATTTGCCTGTCTTGATTAGCGTGATATCAGCGAGCGCTTGCCGTATCCACCATACGCTTTGCCTTTCTACCGAATTCTCGGGTATTGCCCAGGCAGCAACTTATTGTTTAAAGATTTTTCGACATACGTCAAAAATATCGCTCCATCGATAAACCTATCGTACAGCCTCCCAGCTAACGGTGACTCCAGCTGGCGCAGGGCGGGATAGATCTGCTCTTTCCAAGCAGCCAGGATCACGCGGTAATGTAACGCCAGACATTGAAGGTTATATGCGTCCTGCTCTTCTTGACTGATGTTTTTGTGTGTCCGCCCAAGATAACCGGCCTGCTCTGGCCGTTGATGCCGTATCTGTGCCTCCATGCGGTTAAACTCGGCGATATACGCCTCTTTAAACGCGGCGGCACGCTTACCGGTGAAGCCCATGACCAGAAAGACGAAACCATCTTTGGTCATCTCGTAGTAGACCACTTGGCGCTCAGCACCACTGCCTATCGATTTATTTTTAACCATCCGCGAAAAGTTGCGGATGGTGAAATCTCTTGAGCAATCAAGGGATTCTACTTTTTGTACGACGTGATGGGCTTGCTTACCAAAATAGGCAGCGACGTCATCGGTAGTTGTCACCGCCCTGCCATCGTGGATCGACACTTTGGGAGGGCGGGTAATGTTTGAGGCGTGAGAGATGGTCATAGCTTGTATCCTTTTCTAGAGGATACCCGAATGGCTCGGGTGGCCGAGTGCTAGAAACTTGTACAAGCGGCAAGCGGGCTTATTCCCATTGCTGGTATTGTATTCGCCCACACTCGGCCATATCCGAAATATGACCATAAAAAATCCGCATGTCTGACAGGTGCGGGTTCCGGCTTGCAGGTGTTTCTAGCACCTGAGCGGACTATACCCCCGGCATCGCGGGTAAAACTAATTCCAATTTATGATACTTTACTTATAAATCATAGGAGTGCAATAAGGATAGTGGCTATCGGCCATCGGTTTCCCGGTATATGAGTAACTCAGGGTGGGCTGGTGCATACTCAGCTGCGGTCTGTGACTCACTGCCATGACGCCCGTTATGACAGTGCAGACCGCAGGTGAGCATGGTTATTTCAATTGCAAATTATATCCTTGGTTATTGTATATTACTTAATAGTTGATTGCGTGGTGTCATTATAATGACAGTCGCCTTGGTGCCAAAAGCGAGCGTTACTGGAATTATAAGCACCTACATTTATGAAAGAAAGTGTGAATATAATACTTATTTAAAATTACATTACAATATCTGAAAGTTCGTGTATCGAAACTATTTATATATAAACTAGTAAGAGCTGGAATATTCAAAAATTGCTTTTAATATTAGTATTTGTATAGTTGGATTGTACTCGCTTATATTCTTTTTCGTAAGGTCTATGCAGCATATCTCTAGTTTTATAGTTAAGCCTGTTAAAAGTCAGGCTTAACTAACAATGAGTGGCTTAATTCAGTCTGAACCTATAGTAAAAATATTGGAGACTATAAGCTACCGGTTACGCAGGTTTATACTTATTCCTGAATGCACTATAACTAGTCCTGTAGGATCTAGTCTATACTCATGAGCATCTTTTTTACTTGTTCGATGTTTAAAATGCGCATAACCATTAGTTCCATTAATACAACCAATCATGGAGCGATCATATAGTTCTTGTAGTAATTTTACAGGTGACAAGTTTACACAATTGTTTTCTATAAATTTAACAGCTTCCGAATAAGTACAGTCATACTTCAAACTAATGTCTTTTAAAGCATCGAAAATATTTTGAATCTGAAATGGGTTATAGAACGACGAAAGTTCGTTACTTAACTCCTTAACAAGTTCAGCTGAATACAACCCTAACAAATTATTAACATCCATTTTATTTAATGGTATCGAGTAGTAACCGGACTCAAGTGGTTTGAAGAAAAGTATCAAATCACGTGGTCGAATTAGTGTGTGGTCGCATACATACTTAAAACTTGTCTTTGGAGAGAAGTCATCATCTATAAGACTTTCCCATGGTGTATTTTTGTTTTTTAACTGTAGGTTTGCTTGGCGGAAAGCATTTGTAATCCGCTTATTTATCATTTTCTTAATGGCTAGATCGTTCTCATCAGACTTTCCAGCATTGTCATCCTCACTCCAAGATAGTCTTGTGGAGCAAGATGAGAAAATTTTAGATATATCAGCTGCTTGTGTGGATAAGAGTCGCTCCACATCATCTCTAATTAGTATTATAACTTTCGCGGATGCATTATTTTTAGCAAACACGGTATTATTTACATGTTTAGATGTTCTGATTAGCTGTATCAGTGTGTCTGTTGAGTTATTATCATTGGCATCAAAATCAATATCTAAATCATCAAAAAACAAAGCGTAAGAATTTTGATTATCCGTATTGAGCTTACTCGTTAAAACCTCTACAACAACTTTTTCCAAATGAGGTATCAATTTGTAGAATGCTGCTCTTGATTCTTTAATTTGTATGTCAGAATTAAACTTCCCTTTGAAAAATCTCTTAAATTGCTCAATGCTGACCTCAAAGGAATGTTTCTTTATTAACTCAACTATTTCACCTGTATTTATGTCAATGTAACCACTATTCTTTTTGAGGAATTCTTGCAGTAATTTGTATCCATTTGCTTGAGCAGCAGCTTCATTCTCAAAAAACATCTTGATGATATTAGTGTAAATTAGCCATTTAAATAAGTGTTCTTTTGTATGCTCCGAGTTATGTTCGTTGCCTAACTGAACGAGCTTTTCCAAACTTAAATTATCTTGGCTAACAAATGAACAAAATAAATTGGCTTGTTCGATTGATGACAAATATGTATATTCTGCAAATGCACTTTTCCCGCAACCTTTGCGTCCAATCAATATAAATTTCTCGTCAGAAAGTTCTTCGTAGAGATTGTGAAGATCTTCATAAACATCTCGCAAATTGACTTTTGACGTTGGCAACGATTCTGCCTCTGCTTCAGGTGCACCAATATAGAGGGCATTTTTTTCCTTGCGTATAAAATTTTTAAATACCATTTTAGTTCCTAATACTCTTTCTTGGATTAACGTAGCCAAATAATGTGTTAGCATTTGGCTTTTCTTTAGATAAATTATTAATGATACTCTAAAAACAAAAAAAATCCATTACTAGAATGTTAAAGGACTAGCCAAAGGATATTAGCGTTTCCGGCAACAATGATGTCCGTTCCTCGCTCTTAGCGGACATCTAAACAGATGGCCTCCAATGTCACCCGTGGTAAACGGTTTACCACGGGTAGACTTGGCTCCCATCCATCCCCTCAATACACGCCGATACTCCCCACCCAATAGAACCCTCACACCGGCAACTCCCTTGCCAACTGCGCCAGGATCTCCCGCTTACCCGGTAGACGGTTGCTTTGGTGGACCTGTTGCCAGGCGCGGCGTTGGGTCTTGGTTTTATGTTGGAGCAAGACATCGATCTTGCTGGCGGGGATGCCGAGTAGGGTGGCGATCTCCCGGCGTGCGCATTGGTGCAGATGCAGCTGGTAAATGGCGCTGACGATGGCGTAGGAGTAGCTGCGGCGCAGACCAATGTTAAAGCGCTGCGGTACTCTGCGCCGCTGTGTGGGTTCGCTCGGCACGGGACGAGGGCAGGGTATCCATCTTGCTCCATTACGGATGGTGGCGCGTTGGCGTAGGCTCATAGGCGTGGGAGCTTGCCCATCCTATGGATGTAAGTGTGGAGTCGGTTAAAGGATCGCCTCTTTCACCGGTGTATGGTGGTGTTGCCGGATTCTTACCCGTGTCCGGCGCACGAACTCCACTTGGAGCATGGAGATCTCCACTGATTAACCAACCCTATGGAGAGTAAAATGGAAAAACATAACCTAATACCACCGTTTGATAGCGTTAATCTTGACTGTCGTATCGCCGCGTTAGAGATTATCTTGAGCTTAATCATTAAAAGCCTCTCTCCAGCTGATCGTACTGCACTTAGTCACTATGCAGATCTTGAACTGGATAGAATAAAACAGGATGTCTCTTTTGAACGATACCCAGATCTTGCGCAGACTATTAAGGACTGCTATTTGTCCGAGACAACGCCGCTGCGCGAGCCCAATATCGAAGATTAACGAGTGAAGGGTGAGAAATCACCCTTTATTAGATGAGGTCTAGTAGTTTCTTTACGGCCTCTTTTACCTCAGCCCGCAAATACTTCTTGATATATACCTCTGCATATCCAGTCTCTGGGCTTTCAGCCACTTTTTCCTCAATCCGACGTAACCCATCAATTAAATTGACGAGTCCAGAGCGTGTTTTAAGGAAGTATGCTTTGGCTTCATCTTTCTCCTTATTCTGAAAATTTTCCCACTCGGCCAGTTGCTCCTGACTCCAGTTTTTATCTGCGGGTCGGCAGAACACATGAGCACTGATGGCGTTTCCACATTCTTTGCAAATATATGCTTTGGTTGTCTGGTTATCCATGGTAGTACCTCTACTTGTAGAGATGGTCACAACATCTTTACCTTGTCTAATTATTGTTGATACATATTGAGCTTTATCGAGTATTCATTCTGCTCTCCTTATGGAGTATCTGGTGATAAAGAGGGGCTCGTTTGAGCAGGGGCATATCCAGCTGCGGTCTGTTATTCACCGTCATGATTAGTACTTATACATCATTAGAGAAATCGTAACGAGTCAAACTAAAGGACTTTTTGTAGTGAAAATAAGCATCAGATTGTACAAAAAATAGTTAATTTATCCTGGATTTTTCAATTTATTGGCTGGGTACTCTTTCAGACTAAGTAATAATCAGCTATCTTTAGACGCGTAGTGCCATATGAAATTGATTGGTTAACATGTTGATTATTGCTGATGTGAATTATTCAATCAATGGTTATATGGCTGAGTGAAAATTATTTTAGAAAGATGCTTGTATTATATGGTGGATTTGCTTTATGAATACTTATATCTTCAGGAAAAATGATGAGATTGGTAAAATGGAAGCTGAGTCAGATTCATTCTTAGACTCTTGTTTCTATGAGACAGATATCTTTCGAGGGATCATGAATTTTGATCCATCAGAAAGAAATCCAGATTTTACAAAAAGGATTATTGTTGGAAGAACTGGCAGTGGAAAGTCAGCTCTTTTAAAAAAAATAATTGATGAAGATACTATTAAAGTTTACGATAAAATAGAAGCTGAGAATACTATTTTTGAGCATGTAAAAAATAATGTTTTTATTTCATCGTTAAATGATAACGGCATTGATTTAAGAGTTTTTTATAAATCATTGTGGCTGCATGCCTTGCTTGTTAAAGTTATTCCCGCATTGCATAGATCTAGCTATCAAAATTTTTTCAACAGGATAAGTTCGTTGATTGGTGGTAAGAGGAAATCATATAATCCAGATTTGGCAAATGAATATATCGAGCAATTTAAAAATGTTTTTTTAATGATAAAGCATTAGTTGAAATAAGTAATAAAATGCAAGATGAGCTATCTGCTAAAATAGGAGTGAAGGGGATATCTCTTGGAGGGAAATTATGTCAGGAAGAAACCCAAAAAGTTCAATCAGAGACATCTAGTTATGTTAGTAGAGAGTTAATCAGGAAACAAAAAGAGTTAATAAAAATACTAAATGAAGAATTCTCTGGAGTAGGGCAGCATCGTATTATAATTAGTATCGATGATCTTGATCGTTCATGGTTAAGCTCTAGTGATATAAGATATGATTTTATAAATGCTCTGCTTGAGGCATTTAGAGAGTTACTTGATATAAAAACAGTGAAGATCTTGATATCTATCAGAACAGATATTCTTATGGGGATTTACAATAAAACATTGAGGCAGGATGAAAAAGATCAATCGTTGATATATGCGATATCATGGAATAAAACAGAGATCAGGGAAATTGTTGATAAAAGAATCAATCATTTAGTTAAGAATAAATATCAAGGTGCTAAAACTGTAACGATAAAGGATATTTTTAACTTTGACGTTGATGGTGTCTCTGCAGATGATTATATCCTTGATAGGACTATGCTAAGACCTAGAGATGCCATTAGCTTTATTAATTATTGTTTTAGAGAGTGTGATGGTAATGTTAGTATAAATAAGGATATTGTGTTGATGGCTGAAGAAAAATATTTTTCTTCGAGAAAAAGAGCATTGATATCAGAGTGGGCAAGTATTTATAAAAATATATCTGATTATATTGATTCACTATCATTAGTGCAAGTGAGTGAGTTTTCTTTATCTTCGATATCTGATATTGATAAAAATAAAGTATTAACTTATATACTTGATAGAGTTTCATCGACTACTGAAGATTATTTACACTCTAAAATAGTAATGAATTTTGATGAGTTAGTTAAAGTGTGGTTTATTATTGGAGTAATAGGAATAAAAAAAACAGACTCATTGATAATATATTCATCATATGATAAGCCAGATCTAGATATAACAGATATGAATAGGATTTTTGTTGTTCATCCTCTATTTAAAAGATGATTTTTCTAGGTTGTGATAATTAGAGCCTGATCGTTTTACCACCTCAGGCGGCAGTGGTATCTTGGCGTTCTCACACACCAAAAAAAGGAAAAATCATGAGACATGTTAAATATTCAGATCTTTATCAAGCACACCTAGATACTATTCATGAGGTAAGAGCTATCCCAAAGATGGGATTAGTCTCCAGAGATGATTTGGATCAGGTAAAAAACAGAGCTGTGCTTCTTACTACCCTTGATGTTGTATTAGCCATACATCGACAAGAGCATGGATCGGCTTTCAACCCTCTCCAAGGTAAAGCCGCTCTTAGTCATTTACTACTTCAGCTCTATAACTGGAGTGGTGATCAAGTTAGGGCGTTGAGTCTTGAAGATATTCTCATTGCCCTTCAAAAAAAACTTGATATCAAAAACCAGCCTCAGTCGTATCGAAACTTCTTAGATGAGATCCACGCGAATACCTTCATTGTCGCCTTTGATGACTTCATCAATGAAGAATGGAACCCTAACCATTCTAAAGAATATTTACTGATGCCTGCTGAGTAAGACGATTAATATTTTCAACGGTAATCTGAAGTTGTTGTTCCAGAAAAATTTTATGGTCTAAAGCGGATCTGAGATCATCAGCCGCTTTAGCTTTTTGTTTCATCCATGCAAAAAGCTCCTCATTTGACATGTTGCCAGCTATTACTTTGGGCTCTTGCTTTTCCATAACTCCCCCTCATCTTCACATCGCTGTTGGTAGTACCACTTGTCATCCATATAGACACTCACAAATGCCTATGTGGATGCGTTAGCACACTTGCCATAACCGTCTTTCCTTTTCACGCCAGAGGTCCCTCTCGGGCTGGGCTAGTCTTCTCACCGACCGGATCGCACCCGGTGATACACCGCTTTTATGCGTTGGGGTCGAGTTATTGCACGGTGTGCTGTTCCGACTTTGCTGATTGTTAAAGAGCGGAGCGTCCGGTAGGGCGCTTTTTGCTGTCTGTTAATCATCCTGCTATCCATTTACCATCCGCAGTAGCCTCGTTGTCATCTGTCAGCTTGTTAGTACCTTTAACAACTCAAAACGTACCTTTAGTTACCTTTGTTGTCAAGTGCGCTCGGTACCTTTGGTTACATTATGGTATGAAAAAAAGCCAGATTAGGATCTGGCCTTTTGCAACTGATTTATTGGATTAGATATTTTGCGTTATCTGGACGACTTTTCCAACAATACGGCAATTTCCGGTTATCTGGATTGGCTTAAAGAGCGGGTTTAACGGCATAAGGTATGTGTAGGGGCTATCCCATACTAATTTTTTTACTGTGGCTTCTGATGAACCATCTAGAACAGCTACAACTATTTTTCCATATAGATCATCGATCTGATCATAATGTGGTTCGACAATGACGATGGAGCCTTCTGGTATTGAGGGGAGTCCGTTGGGGTTGGTCATTGATTCACCTCGAACGACTAAGCCAAAAACCTCATCGGAGACATTGGCCGTTGTCTGTGTCCAAGATATGACGTCGGAATGTTTTGAGCTTGCGTAGGTTTCAGTCCATGTCCCAGCCTGAACTGCAGAAATGATAGGTACGGCAACTGGTGGTTTTAGATATGGGATCACTCGGGTGTCATCTTTTATCTCATCTGGGGATGCGCTACTGCTTCCATAGAGAAGCCACTCAGGCGCTACCTGCAGGGTTGCTGCCAGTTGATGCAGGTTTTCTCCATCAGGTTTAGTTGTTCCATTTTCCCACTTTGTGACAGATACGCGACTGACTCCGAGCCGTTTGGCTAGAGCCTGTTGAGTGATGTTGAGCTGTATCCGTCTGGATCTGATTCTGTCTTTCATTTCTGTTTTCATGTAACCAATGTTACAGGCTTACGATGTAACTATTGTTTGCTATTTGTGGTACCTTTTGTTACCTTCTGGTGTCAGATAACGAGGAGGAGCCATGCGTAAATCAGAGGTGATAGCGCATTTTGGGGGTGTTTCAAAAACAGCCGGAGCCTTAGGCATATCGCACCCAGCGGTATGCCGCTGGAAAGAAATCATCCCTGAAAAACAGGCTTTGAAAGCAGAACGTATCTCCAACGGGGTTCTGAAATATAACCCCGCCATGTATCAAAAATAATACCGAAAGGAATAACGGGCAGTAACTACCGAGAGGGAAAGACGATGGTAGACATCAAGGCAACGATCAAAGAGATGTGCAAGGCATTTCCTGGCGGTCAGAAGGCGATGTCAGAGCAACTTGGCATGACCTATGACGCGTTCCGCAACCACCTGGATCAGAAGTGCGCCAGCCGGTTCTTCACATTGGCAGAGATAGAGCGGATGGAGGATGTCTCCGGGACGTCACTGCTGGCTGAATACCACGCCGCGCGCCGGGGGAAACTGCTGGTTGATATTCCTGTACTGGAGCAGATCGACAACGTGGAGCTGTACGAGCATTCCATGCGGGAGCTGGTTGCCGATGGTGAGCTGGCGAAAGCAAAGGTCGAAGCCGCCGCTGACGGGGTGATTTGTGGTGCCGAGCAGCGGACGTTAATGACGCTGTTCTGGCGGAAGATGCGCCATCACGCGTGTGGGTTCTTTGCCTTCATGGCCCTTAATGGTGCCGCAATTGCTGATGACTTGGCGCACCGGGAATGCCGTCCCAGTGCGCCTGCGCATAATTCGTATGGAGATTAATATGCATGAACATTCTAAGCCCAAACTGCCCCAGTGCGCAATTTCGGTGCCGGATCGCCGATGGCCGTCTGAGCTATGAGCAAATCGTAGCGGGGCGGGGAGCTCCTGGCAACAACCAATCGCGCCGTGGATTGGTAGTCAGCCGTGAGGCGGTGGCTATCGCCTGGGGGACGTTTTACGGGAGGAGGATCATGGCTAAGTATCCGCGAGTCGGCCATCTGTACCAAGACGTGTATGGCCATACTGTGCGCGTGATTGCGACGTGTGCAGAGAGGCAACTGGTTACCTATCAGCGAACTGAACCGGCCTATGGCTGGACGATTAACGCGGCCTTGGTTGTGTTCAACGCCCGTTTCAGGAGGCTAGCATGAGCATTGATCAACGATTAATCGCCCACTGGCGGGTGGGTAGGTACGATCAGATTTTGACATCCGCCGGGTTGTGCTGCTTCAGCCAGTCCTTGAGGGCGGCATCCATGCGTGTTTGCCATCCACGTCCGGTTGAGCGGAATGCGGCGATGACCTCCGGGGAGTACCGGATAGTGGCGGATTGTTTAGTTGGCTTATCGGATGATGGTCTTCCGCGCCGAACACGTTTTTTGCCGTCATACAGGTCTGCACCGGCAAAGAACGCCTCATCCAGCTCTGGCGCATCATCCGGATCAACCCAGGTACTTTTCAAATCTTTTAATTTCTCGCTCATTGGCTTTCCTCATAGAGATAATGCGCCGCACGTTACCGCGTGGCGTCCAGACCATGACAACAATTCTGGCATCCAGTTTCCCTACGGTGATTTTTCTGATCTCCCCATAGTCCTGGCGGCAGTCTTCGGCGGTGAAGTGCATCCCCGCGAAGATTTCACCGGCTCTGGCGAAATCAATGCCGCGTTCCAGCAGCGTTTTCTCCCGCTTGTTCTGGTCGTATTCAATTTTCATACAATTAGTGTAGTTACATTAAATCGGAAGTCAAACGTTGATTCTTTAAATTGCGGGCGCTACACTGCGCTAGCAGCGGCAAAATCCGTTGCCGGGATTGGCGTCCTGGAATTTTCCACAGCGCACGACCGCGCCATTGCGGTTTTTTTGTGTGCGATGCACGGCTACATCCAGATTATGGTGGGCCGGGCAGGGGCATCGAAAGATGCGCCGGTATCTGTGGAAGCCGGTTACGCCAACCCTGTCCGGTTCACCACCAGTCAGATTGGCGTCTGTGGTGGTGATTGCCCAAATCATTCCACAGAGGCTGCCATCATGGCTACGATCCCCGTCCTCGCTCACCCTGAAATCACCGTTATCAACGGCCAGGCCGTTACTTCCTCTCTGGCTATTGCCGACTATTTCCTCAAGCGTCACGATGACGTTCTAAAGAAAATCCGCACTCTCGAATGCTCCCCCGATTTTCGTGCCCGCAATTTTGCGGGGACATCGCTCACAGTCAACCAGCCTAACGGCGGTATACGCAAACTTCCCTGTTATCAAATCACTCGCGATGGTTTCGCGTTCCTGACGATGGGCTTTACCGGCAAGCGGGCGGCCCGGTTCAAAGAAGCCTACATCACCGCCTTTAACCAGATGGAAAGGGCCCTAAACGGTGCGCCAGCGCTACCAGGTCCCGCACACAATGCGCACGCTGTATATCTCTACATGACAGAGATCCACCGGGTGTGGATGGCTCACCTGTACCCCATGCTGGTGGCTTCCCAGTCTCCCTTGGCTCACCGCCTGCATGACTACATCAACGATGGTCTTTTCGCCTCAGCGCTTGTCGATCGTTCGCTGAACAGCAACAAGGAGGTATGCGATGAGTAGCAAATTGCATGGCCTGGTATGGGAAGGGTGTGCCCATGCTGGTCTGATCCTTTCTCGCGTGGCTGTGATGGCACGGTTAGCGGATTACAGCAACGATGAGGGGCTGTCGTGGCCGGCGGTGGAGACTATCCAGCGTCAGATAGGCGCCAAGAGCAAGACCACAGTTTCGGCGGCGATTGATGAGCTGGCGCGTGATGGCTGGCTGACTAAGACTGCCCGTAAGTCTGGTGGGCGTGATCTGAGCAATGTTTACCAGATCAATGTCGATAAGCTGGAGGAGGCGGCAGCGGTGGCCCGCATGGGTAATAAGTCCAAAAAGCGGAGTGAGCGTGTTACCCCCCCAAATATTGCCCCCCCAACGGTTGAGGGGTTAACGGTTGACCCCCCAAGTATTGACCCCCCAACGGTTGAGGGGTTAACGGTTGACCCCCCAAATATTGACCCCCCAATCGTTGAGGGGTCAACCATTGGTAAAAATCCCCCTGTTGAGGGGTCAATGGTTGACCCCGATCCGTCAGTTAAAACAGATCCGTCAGTAAAAAGATCTTCTTGTCCGGACGCTGCGCAACCGGACGAGCCTGACAGCGATAGCGATCATGATTTTTTGTCTCGTCATCCAGAGGCGGTGGTGTTCAGTGCCAAGAAACGCCTATGGGGCAGGCAGGAGGATCTGACCTGCGCCGAATGGATATGGGGGCGCATCCTTCGACTGCACGAACAAGCCGCAGAATACGATGGGGAGATGGTCAGGCCCAAGCCCCCCAACTGGATAGCCTGGGCTAACGAGGTGCGCCTGATGTGCGAGCTGGATGGGCGCACTCACCGGCAGATTTGCGAGCTGTTTGGCCGAGTAAACCGTGATCCGTTCTGGTGCCGCAACGTACTGAGCCCGGCGAAGCTGCGTGAGAAATGGGATGAGCTGGTGATCCGCCTGGGGGTACCGGGAGCGGGTGCGCAGGACCGCTCACTGAAAACCCTGCTGGGGGCGGAGTGGAACACGGAACAGGGATGGGAGGACGTGCTATGAAAAGTCTGGTTTCTGCCGTACAGCGTCGGGATGCCGCCGCACTGTCCCGCATGGTTGGTCAGCCCCTTCAGGCGCGGGTGGTGAACGGTAACGCTGAAAAGCTGGTGGATGTGCTGTTCGAAAATCTGCTGCTGCTGTTCCCGGCGTCGCGTAATACGGTGTTTGCCGCGCCGGATGAGGTGGCGGCGATGAAGCGCCAGTGGATCACGGCGTTCGCGGAAGGGGGGATTACGACGCTGGAGCAGGTCAAGGCCGGTGTCAGCATGGCCCGCCAGCACGGTGGGGATTTCTGGCCCTCCTGCGGGCGCTTCATGGAGTGGTGTCGTGAGGGTGTGCGGGGTGCTGGTGGATTGCCCTCTGACGATGAGGTGCTGGCTGAGTTCCACCGTTATGCCCGCGATAAGGCCCGCTTCGCCTCTCCGGAGGCGTTCGACTGGGCACACCCGGTGATGTACTGGGTGGTGCTGGATGTGCGCCAGCGCATGTACCGTTACAACTACACCGAGGCCGAGGTGCTAAGGGCGATCAAGGCGCAGATGAAGCAGTGGGCCAAGGACATGGCGGCTGGAAAAGTGATCCCACAGCCGGTGGTCCGAATTGCCGATTGCCGCAGGCCAAAGACGGCGGCGGAGCTGGCAGGGAATGCGGAGCATTACCAATCGGTCGGGCTGGCTGCGTTAGCCGCGATCCGCCAGAAACTGCGAGAGAGTTCAGGGGAGGGCGCCGTATGACAATTACGCGTGCAGCAATCGCCGATGCACATTGCCGTCAGGCAGAAGCGTTGGCATCTCGCGGGTTGTATCGTCGTGCGCTTACTGAATTGGCCAGGGCCGCGACATACGCCAAAGCGTCACAGATCGACAATATCGTGGCGCGTCGCAACGAGCTATCACGGCATGTACGTGGGAACTGTTATCAGCCTGGTGATCCGCGAATGGACTATGACAACTGTGTGGGGGAGGCCTGTGAGCCTTAAATCAAACAGGGGGGCGGCCGTACAGGCCGTTATCCCACAGCCGGTGATCAAGCTGGTGGCAGATGAGGCACCGGCCGCGGGGTTTATGCTGCGGCCCAAGCTGCTGCGCTGGGAGAGTAGTAAATACACGCGCTGGGTGAAGACACAGCCGTGTTGCGGGTGCGGAAACCCTGCCGATGACCCACATCACATCATCAATTCGGGATTGGGGTTGGGCGGCATAGGAACTAAGACGCATGATTTGTTCGTGTTCCCACTGTGCCGGCGGTGCCATGACGAGTTACATCGTGATGTGGGTGGCTGGGAGCAGAGGAACGGCAGCCAGTTGGTGTTGTTGGTGCAATTTCTGAATAGGGCGTTGGGGATAGGAGCCATAGTGAAGGCGTAATGTGTGGAGCGTGTGGATGCGTGATATTTCGAAAGTATTGGAGTGTTGGGGAGGATGGGCTGCTTCTGATCACGCAGGGGTAGACTATTCTCACATTGCCGCCGGATTCAAAGGACTATTGCCCCAAAAGGGTAAAATGAGGCTGTCATGTACGGATGATGATGGCCTTATCATTGAGGGGTGTCTGGCCCAGTTAAAGAAACGAAAGCCAGATGAGCACTCTCTGCTGGTAGCTCATTACCTCTATGGCATTTCAAAACGGAAGATTGCCAAACATCGGAAGAAATGCGAAAAGCAGATACGTGTAGAAATGTTGCTTGCAGAGGGATTCATTGAGGGGTGTTTGTCTATGTTGGATGTTTGTTTGGAGATGGATTGTGTTGTAGAGAAAAGATTTTTATAGCCCGATTACTCGGGCTTATTTTTAACATCGCGAACATATAAAATCACAGCTGATTTTATATCTCCATCAACATGCTTAGCATTTATGCTTAGATGGACAGGTTTTCTTTCCCACTCGGCTTTTTGTAAAGCCTCTTTGTTTCCTGATTCGTCAAGGAATATATCCTGAACAACACATGTTAGCCGTTGATCTGTATCGACATTTCTTACCTTAACTTTAAAGCATTCTGGATCGGTATTATTTACTTCTTCTATGCGGTAAATACCATCTATCCGCATTTCAGATGAACGCCTACGAGCATTCGTTACTAGTTCTTTAGCCATTGCAGAGTCAATGGTAACGCCATCAATTTGCGCGCTATCAGAACGAACAAATGATTTTACCATCTGTGTCTTAGCGTCGTAAGACATGCGGTCCATATTATCAAGCAAAGGTTTTTTGGCTATTATTTCAGAAACTACTTGTAACCTCTTGGTTTCTTGTTCGCTCATTATTTGCATTGTACGGAGATGCTCTTTGTCTCCATCTTTTGCAATTTCTGCGAGGCGAGTATCTTTACGGTTATCGAGAAACCGTTTAAATACTGTTACTCCGCCCCAGATGATAGCTGCGCCGAGAACAGTAACGATGATCTCAGTTGCGTTCATTTTACCAACAAGTTCCTGTGTAAGTTTGGTTAAAAACCCATCAATGTTAATCTCAACAAGTGAAGAGCCTTGCTCAACTTTTACTTCAATTTCTAAAGCATCAAGCTCATCTTTGGTGAGTTTGCGAACGTCTGGAACACCATACTTAGCTAACGCATATGATTTGTTGATTTGTGATTGCATCTCAACAAACCCTTTCATCACTGAGGGTGTTAGCGATTTGTTGAATTTATCACCAGTTAATCTAATTTTCAGGTTAGGCCAATCTTTGAAAATTAGCTTTTCTGGTAAGTCATAACCATTAAGGTAATTCTCAATCAAATCAAACGCTTGTTGTTCGGACTCAATACGAATATCACCAAGCTCTTCCAAGACAACATCCTCATCTTAAGCTAACTATTGCCGTGGAGGTAGGCAATGATTGCTTTCTACTATGTTTTTAGCTTTGAGATAAGAAATTAATGGAAAAACACAAAAAAATCACTAGTGCGGTCCGCATTTTGCTGTGTAGTGTGTTAAGAGTGGTTACTACGTCACACCGCTTAATTATCGAAAGCAGCCTCCTTGAGGGGGCAGAGTATTGGATGTCACCGTCTGCGATGATGCGGATTACGGGGATGACTGAGGCAAGATGCCAGTTGATACTGACACAACGGGTGATTGCGGGGGATGATGATAATGGCCGCAAATGGTATAGAAGTGCTACGATAACCATCCGTTTGACGCACTCGTCATCGACCGTCGTCAACACTCATCAACGTTCCTCCGTTGTTAGTAGATCTGGTCAACATGAACTAAGCTCATCAGTAGATGTCACAGTACATGAGCTGAAGAAGTGGTGTATAGGGGTAGTTAACATGAAAAAACAAGTAGCTAAATCAGAGGTGAGGTTTGACACTCAGAAGGCGTTTGCTGGTATGGGTGCGGCTGTTGAACTTTTGATGCGTGCTGCCCCAAATGTTCTCGAGCATAAGGTTTCCGGTCCTGAGAAGCAGGGGAAAGCTCGTATGCGTAAAGCCGCAGCATAAAATCCTACCTTTTTTATAAAAGCCTCGCTTGATGCGGGGCTTTTGTATTCTACCGACAACCCTGGCAAATGCCGGGGTTTTTTCTATCCAAATTTCCCCAGCGCGGGGTAATGAGATGGCATATGCACCATAACCCAGGAAGTTGGTTGGAGTGGAAGGAGTTGCTGTGGGGCTGGTGGCAAGGGGAGACCCCGGTAGGCGGCGTATTACTGGCCATTCTGACGGCGGCTGTCCGGGTGACCTACCTGGGCGGCGGCTGGAAGCAAACGGCGTTAGAGGGAGTGTTATGTGGTGCCCTGACGCTGACCGTGGTGGCGACGCTGGACTATTTTAACCTCCCCAAGTCGCTGACCCCGGCGATCGGCGGTGCCATTGGTTTTATCGGTGTGCAGCAGGTACAGCATTTTGCCTTGTATATCTTGCACCGCAAGCTGGGACTACCGACAGACAAGGAGCGGTAATTATGGCACTCACCAAGGATCAAATTTTTGATGCCTTACTGGGGCGTGAAGGGGGTTACGTCGATCACCCTCACGACAAAGGCGGGCCGACCAAGTGGGGGATCACGGAAAAAGTCGCTCGGGCCCACGGCTATACCGGCGATATGCGCAATTTAACGCGGGCGCAGGCGCTGAAAATCTATGAAAGCGACTACTGGTCGGGACCCCGTTTTGACCAGGTGGCGGAGCTCTCTGCGCTGGTGGCTGCCGAACTGTGCGATACCGGCGTCAACATGGGGCCGTCGGTGCCCAGTAAGTGGCTACAGCGCTGGCTGACCGCCTTTAACGATGGCGAACGTTTGTACCCGGATATCAGTGCCGATGGGGTGATTGGGCCACGGACATTGTCGGCGCTGCGTACCTACCTGGATGCCCGAGGAGAAGAGGGTGAGCAGGTGCTGTTACGGGCGCTCAATTGTAGCCAGGGAGATCGTTATCTGGATCTGGCCGAGCAGCGGGTGCAGAACGAGTCGTTTCTGTATGGCTGGGTTAGGGAGCGGGTGACGCTGTCTTAGCACAAACTGAATGTAGGCGATCGGTTGTGAGCCTACTTGGAGAGTTGCCAATGGGTGTGTGATCAAGTGCAGGGGGCATCTTTTGGCGGACTCATCTAAATATGTCGATAAGTCATGTACTAGGTGTTTCATTTTTTATACTTAAATGGTGAGTGATATGAAACAGTTAACTGTTACCATAAAGGGACTTGCTCAATATGATGGTGATGCGGCAGTCGAGGCTGCTGTGAACTTTACGATTTATAATGGTGATACCGTATTGGTATCTGATGGCATTATAGGTAAATCGTTATCTCCATACTCGCGACGCTATGTCGCAGGTGATATTGATGGCGATATTAGGGTTGTGCATGACCGACCCGATCTCCACGGGCTAGAAGTGAGTGCGGCATTGTCATAAGATGACTCCGGGTACCCAAAGGAGATGATCTTATGTTTGTTGAGCCAACTCTTAAGCAAGACCCTGATAATGCAGGTTGTGTATTAGGTTGGGCCGTTCTTTGCCCTAAGCCGTGGCATCTTTTCGGTATGTATGGTTCGAAGGATGAGGCGGATATTAATGCTACACAGCAAGGCGATAAATATGTGGTTAAATATGGATCGCATTGTATAGGCACTGATGATTTTATTTACGTTGAAATAAGTTAGTCGATAATAGACACCGAGCCCTGGTTATATGCTGGGGCTTTGTCGCATCTGTGTATCGCAGCGCATATTACCAAGAACCCTTCAGAATGAGCCTTGAGGAGTCGGCTGGCTGTCGGAGCCTTCTTGGGGCCGTTTTCCTGTGCGAACAAGGTTCATCACTAAAAGGTAAATCCGATGAATAATATTATCGTGGTTACATTACCCCATAGCGAGATGCCGACCATGAGTAGTTTAGAGATGGTCGATTACATTAATGCGGATAGAAATTTAAAAGCTGAAGCACAAGGATTGAAATTCCCTTGTAGGCGTTTCAGTAAAATTCAGCATAAGCATATTCTTGCTAAAACCCCCAAAGTTCTTGGTGAAGGGCACTCAGCCAAATTTTTGGCTGAGTATAAAGACAGCACCGGGCGCGACCTTCCTTGCTATCAGTATCCAAAGCGTGAGGCTTGTCTGATGGCCATGAGCTATAGCTATGAGCTTCAGGCTCAGGTGTTTGACCATATGACAGAGTTGGAGGGAAGTAAGGATATTAATCTGTTGGATTTCTCTGGGTTAACGGACATGACAATTCAACAGATGCAGAGTCGAGTTGCAGCAGCGGAAAGCTTTTCGTTTAAAGAGCATGGGCAGACCGGTAGTGGTCTCATGATTCTACGCAAGAAAGAGAAGCGAGCTATTAAGAAGGCCGAGCTGTTGGTGAAAGATCTGATCCAATTCAAGATATGTGATCTAGGCGATTTCCCTGACGTGAATCTTGTATAAATTCTAGGTAGTTCATTATGTTAAGAAATATCTGGAAGCCACTGGCGCTCATTGCGTTGGTGGCTTTGCTTTTATGGGGACTGTCGTCCTGGCGGTACGCCGCTGGCTATGTTGATGGAAAGGATGAGGCTAATCGAGCGTGGCAGGTTAAATGGTCGCAGCGTGATGCAGGGGAAGCCCAGGCGATTACAGACAACGTGATGCTGACGCTCAACGTCATGAATCAGGTGGTGGAGACTAATCGAGATGCAAAGCACCAGATCGCCTTGGAGTCACAGAGAGCCGCGAGCGACATCAAGGCTGTTATTGCGGGCGATGATTGCGCTCGTCGGCCTGTGCCAGCTGTCGCTGCTCAGCGCCTGCGTCAGTACGCGGACAGTATACGTTCCGGCGCCGGTGCCACCGCTCAGCATTGATTTAACCGCTGATACGCCTGTACCGGCAGTGCCTGACCCACTGACCTGGGAGGCTAGCTTGGATCTCAATATGCATCTGTTATCGGCCCTGTGGCAGTGTAATGCTGACAAAGTAAGTATCCGGCGTATAGTGTTAAAACACTTATCATCTGTAGGGGATAAGTAAAAAATCCCCCCGTATGGAATAATATATTTTAGCCAAGATTGCTAGCTAGAGCTATTTAATTGGTAGTTGTCAAAGTTATCATTCTCCCTATATTTATTAATGGATTATTGACTAAGTAATGATGTTTTTAGAATGTCACCATTTTCATTATTTAACCTTCTGGTGATTTTTTTTGCTTTAATTGAGTACAGCGTATTAATTAGTTCGCTGAGTTTCATGTTGTAATCTTTTACTGTATCTAGCGTAATGATTTCTTCTTTCTTCTCACTATATAGAGCTTCAATATATGCTGAATCATTATTCTGGTTGTCGGTAGTAAATACGATGTTGATCGTGCTGTGTGCAATTATATTTCTATAATTGGCTAATTTGTTGATGCATTGATATGCTTTGAATAGCTCATGATGTAGATCCAGATCCTCATCGCATTTATCAAGCGCGGTGTTTAGATGTTTTATTTTTTCCTTTAATGTTTTGTTTTTTATTTCTTCAAATTCATTAGGTGGAAGTAGTTCTTTGAGTATGTTTTTTGTAAACAACTCAATAGTTCCAAATCTTAATATAAATGTTCCAATGTGTGGTGCCCATATATCAATGTCTGTTATTTCCATTTTGGCTGCCTAAATTAATGGACGATTATAATTCCATCATGCTTGATAATGTTGACTTGAGTTAAGTATATACCATTAATCTACTAAATCACGGAACTACTTAAAATAATGGAAGAAGAATCCAGCGTATTACCTACTGAATAATAATTTATTGAAAAGGTACTCCCAGCGGATGGACTGTCCCACGGGGCGGGGGGCGCGGGAAACGGCGCATTTTTTCGATCCTATAGTCATCATCATCATAGGGTTAACCTACTGATTTTTAATAAGCCGACCGTCAAATGATGTCGGTTTGTCCCTTTACTTATTCCATTCAGGAGAGCATTTACACGAATTTACAATAGGAGGCGCGGTGGATAATGAGCTGAAGAACCTCAAGCTCAACATCAATCAGCTGGCGGCTATCTCTCAGACTCATCGTCAAACCATCGTCTCCCGTCTTCATCACGTTCCGCTAGCACCGGGTAGTCATGCTAAGAACAAGCTGTATTACCTGACCGATGTGATCGCTGAGCTAATCAAAACAACCCCGTCCGTCCCCGCTGAACAGAACCCTAAATTGATGACGCCTCGAGAGCGTAAGGACTGGTATGACTCCGAGAAGTCGCGGGTCTGGCTGGAGAAGGAGCTGCGTAACCTGATCCCGGCTCATGAGGTGATCAGCGTGTATGCCGGCATGGTAAAGGCGGTGGTGCAGATGCTGGAAACCCTGCCGGATCGGTTAGAGCGTGATGCCGCCTTGCCAGCGCTCGCGGTGGCGCAGGCTCAGACGATCATCGATGCGCTGCGTGATGAGTTAGAGCAGCAAACCTATCAATCCTGTAGCGCGCTCTATGAACAAGGGGAGGAGGTTGACGATGGCGATGACGATGATGAGGAGGGGAACTGAACAGGCTTCCGCTCGGCGGATTGGGCAGGATATCTCCGCGCTGTTCCGTCCCCCTCGTCGGATGGCGGTGGCGGAGGCGGTAAAGCGTTATCTCCGCGTTCCGGTAGGCGCTGGCAGCTCGTTGCCGTGGGAGGCAGAGCTGACGCCTTACATGCTGGAGCCAATGAATTGCCTGTCCCTGCGTGAGTTTGACGCGGTGATCTTCGCCGGGCCCTCGCGAACGGGGAAAACGCTGGGGTTACTGGATGGCTGGATTGTTTACGGTATTGTCTGCGATCCGGGCGATATGCTGGTGGTGCAGATGACGGAGGGAAAGGCCCGCGAACACTCTAAGACTCGCTTGGCGCGTATCTTCCACCATAGCCTGGCGGTTAGACGCCGCCTCAGCCCGATACGCAACGACAACAACGTCCACGATAAGATCTTTAGTGACGGCACCTTTCTGAAAATCGGCTGGCCCTCGATCAATATTTTCTCCTCCTCTGACTATAAGCGCGTCGCGCTGACGGATTACGACCGCTATCCGGAGAACATCGATGGCGAAGGGGACAGCTTCGCGTTGGCCTCCAAGCGTACCACCACCTTCATGTCCGCCGGAATGACGCTGGTAGAAAGCTCGCCGGGGCGGGAAGTCATCAACCCGAAATGGCGTCGAACCACGCCACACGAAGCGCCACCGACGACCGGCATCCTGGCGCTCTATAACCGCGGCGATCGACGCCGCTGGTACTGGCCCTGTCCGCACTGCGGCGAGTATTTCCAGCCGGCGATGGAGAACATGACGGGATACCGCGAGCAGGCCGACCTGATGCAGGCTAGCGAGGCCGCGCATCTACAATGTCCATCCTGTGCAGGCGTGATCCTCGCCGAACAGAAACGTCTGCTGAATAACCGGGGTGTCTGGTTGCGTGACGGCGAGCGTATCGACTCCCATGGTCAGCGTAGCGGCACACCACGTCGGTCACGTATCGCCTCTTTCTGGTTGGAGGGGCCAGCGGCCGCGTATCAGAGCTGGCCGCAACTGGTCAACAAGTTATTGAGCGCCGAACAGGAGTATGAAACCACCGGCAGTGAAGAGACGCTGCGTACGGTGATCAACACCGACTGGGGATTGCCGTACCAGTCCCGGCTAGCCCAGGGGGGCCAGAATAGCGAGAGCTTGATGGCGCGCGCCGAAGCGTGGACGAAGCGCACTATCCCGCCCGGTGTCCGTTTCCTGGTGGCGGCCGTCGACGTTCAGGGGGGCAAAAACGCCCGCTTTGTGGTGCAGGTCGTAGGGTATGGCAGCCAGGGCGAACGTTGGATCATCGATCGCTATAACATCCGTCACTCCGCGCGCGCCGATGGACAAGGAGAGAGCCTGCCCGTCAACCCCGCCGCCAACCCCGAGGACTGGCAGCTGCTGCGCAGCGATGTACTGGAGAAAAGCTATCCCCTCGATAGCGAGGGGACGCGACGGTTACCGATCTTGGCGATGGCCGTCGATTCCGGAGGCGAAGACGGCGTCACCGATAACGCCTATGCCTTCTGGCGCGCCTGCCGTCGCGATGGCGTGGGCGGCCAGGTCTATCTGTTTAAGGGGGATGGATTAGCGCGCACTAAGCTGATCAGCAAAACCTATCCCGACAACACCGAACGCAGCGATCGCCGGGCACGAGCTCGAGGCGAGGTCCCGCTGTATCTCTTGCAGACCAATCAACTGAAAGATCGCATCGCTAGCGCACTGGCGCGAGAAACGCCGGGGCCGAACTACGTGCATTTTCCTGATTGGCTCGGCGCATGGTTTTACGAGGAGCTGACCTATGAAGAACGTGGTGCTGATGGCAAATGGCGCAAGCCGGGGAAAGGCGCTAACGAGGCATTCGACCTGTTGTGTTATGCCCATGCGTTGGCACTCCTACGCGGTTATGAGCGCATCAATTGGGCGAGCCCGCCCCGCTGGGCGCGGTTACCGCAGAATGCGCCGGAAACACTCACACCGACGCCACACCCGGCGTCAGCCATAACATCACCACGCCAGAAACCGATCCCATGGGGCGGCCAATCAGGAGGAGGATGGCTATGAGCCAGACACAACGCGCGATCTTACAAGCCCTGTATGACGACTATGTACAGGCTGAACATGCCGTACTCAAGGGGCGGTCGATCACCCTCAACGGCCAATCGATGACGATGGAGAACCTGGCCGAAATCCGCAAGGGGCGGGAACAGCTAGCCCGGCAGTTGCAGGATTTGACGGGACGGCGCCCCCTCTACCGCACGGCGAGGTTTTCATGAACCTACTCGACGAAGTGATAGGGTTTCTCTCGCCAGCCTGGAAGCTATCCCGTTTGAGCGCGCGCTACGCCATTCGCGCCTTCGAAGCCGTCACACCGACGGGAACTCACCGCGCCCGACGAGAAGGGCGCAGTGCCGATCAACTGGTGCAGTTCGCTGGTCGCTCTCTGCGTGAACAGGCCCGCTGGCTCGACAATAACCATGACTTGGTCATCGGCGCCCTGGACAAATTGGAGGAGCGCATCATTGGCGCCCGCGGCATCGTCGTCGAACCGCAACCCCTTACACGAACCGGCGAACTGGACCAACCTTTAGCCGAGCAGATCCGCCAAGCGTGGTCCGAATGGTCGGTCAGCCCAGATGTCAGTGGCCAATACACCCGTCCGGTACTGGAGCGCTTACTGCTCCGCACCTGGCTACGCGATGGTGAGGTCTTCGCACAATTGGTCATGGGGGCGGCGCCCGGCTTGACACCGGTTGCTGGCATTCCCTTCTGGTTGGAGGCGCTAGAGCCTGACTATGTGCCGCTGGACTACAACGAGCCGGCGCAGGGCATTGTGCAGGGGATCCGCTTCAATGCCTGGATGCGGCCACTGGCGTATCGTGTGTTTCTGCATTATCCCCGCGGTGCGGGCGGTCTGACGGCAAGCAAACAGATCGACGCCGCGCGCATGCTACACCTCAAGTTCACCCGACGGCTGCATCAAGTGCGAGGTGTCTCGCTGTTGTCTGGGGTCATCATGCGCCTTTCCGGTCTCAAGGAGTACGAAGACAACGAACTGCTGGCGGCACGCATCGCGGCCTCGCTGGGAATGTATATCCAGCGCGGGGAGGGGATAGACTACGATCCGAGCAGCTATAGCACCGAGATGTCGCGTGACCTTCAGCTGACCCCGGGAATGGTCTTCGATGGCCTCCGCCCCGGAGAGAAGATCGGCCTGATTAAATCCGAGCGTCCCAACCCCAACCTGGAATCGTTTCGCATGGGACAGATGCGGGCGATCGCGGCCGGGAGCCGCAGCAGCTTTTCCTCCATCGCTCGCAACTATGACGGCAGTTACAGCGCCCAGCGCCAAGAGCTGGTGGAGGCCCAAGAGGGCTACACCGTCCTACAAAACACCTTCATCGCGGCGATCAGCCGCCCCTTGTACCGCCGCTGGCTGGCAATGGCGCTGGCCAGTGGGGTGATCCGGCCCGAGCCATACAGTGACCCCGAGACCTTGAATAACGCCGTCTACAGCGGGCCGGTCATGCCGTGGATCGACCCCCAGAAAGAGGCCAATGCCTGGCGCGTGATGATCCGTGGCGGCTCGGCAACGGAAAGCGATTGGGTCCGTGCCCGTGGCGGCACCCCCGCCGAAGTGAAACGCCGCCGTAAGGCGGAAGTAGACGAAAACCACAAGCTGGGTTTGGTCTTCGACACCGATCCGGCCAACGACAAAGGAGGCTCCCCCGATGACAGACACGACACGCCATCCACCGAGGAACAGTTGCGCACCCGCCGGCGTTAAGGGCTGGTTCAGTATCTGCGCTACTGCACCCCGGACGGCGGAAATCCGCATCTACGATGAGATCGGCTTGTGGGGTATCTCCGCGCGCCAGTTCGCCGATGGTATCACGGCCTTGGGTGAGGTCGATCGCATCGACCTACATATCCATTCGCCGGGCGGCGATGTCTTTGATGGTATCGCCATTTACAACCTGCTGAGTCACCACCCGGCAAGCAAGACGGTCTACATCGATGGCTTGGCGGCCAGCATGGCCTCGGTGATCGCCATGGTCGGGGATCCCATCATCATGCCGGAAAACGCCATGATGATGCTGCATAAACCTTGGGGGATAGCCGGCGGTGATGCCGATGACATCCGTGATTATGCCGACCTGCTGGACAAGCTAGAGACGGTACTGATCCCCGCCTACATGCAGAAATCTGGCCAGAGTCGCGAGGCGATCGCCGCCCTGTTAGAGCAGGAAACCTGGCTATCGGGTGCGGAGTGTGTCGAACAGGGTTTCGCCGACACCCTCGCCGCACCGCTGCAACGCATGGTCGCTCTTCAATCCCAACGTTTAGAGGAATTCGCGCATATGCCGAAGACAATTCGCAACATGGTAAGTCCGCCGCGCAACAGCGGCGAGATGCCCGCGTCCGCCACCGCGCCGGACGAAGTACAGATCCGCGCCCAAGAGCGCGAGGCGCAGCGCCAGCGCGTCAACGCTATCCGCGAGTTGTTCGCGCTATTTGGTGAGCAACAAACCGAATTGATGATGCTCTGCATTGGTGATGTCGATTGTGGCATCGAGCAGGCGAAAGACCGTCTGTTAGCGGCCCTAGGCCAGAACGCCAGCGCGAGCAATGTCCTGGAGGCTCCGCAGAACCGCCCAGGCGGTCATGTCGGTAACGGCAACATCACGGGCGACGCCATTCGCCAGGCGTTGCTGGTCCGTGCCGGTTTTGAGGAGAGTCAGCGTGATAACCCCTACAACGGCATGACGCTGCGTGAGATGTCGCGTTGCTCGCTGACCGATCGGGGCGTGGGGATAGCGGGGCTCAATCCAATGCAGATGGTCGGGCTCTCTTTTACCCATAGCACCTCTGACTTCGGCAACATCCTGCTCGATGTGGCGCACAAATCCATCTTACAGGGCTGGGAGGAGGCGCCGGAGACCTTCGAACAGTGGACCCGCAAGGGCAGTCTCTCCGACTTCAAGGTTGCGCATCGCGTAGGGTTGGGCGGTTTCCCCTCACTGCGCCAAGTGCGTGAAGGGGCGGAGTTCAAGTATGTCACCTTGGATGATCACCAGGCGACGATCGCCCTGGCGACCTTCGGTGAGCTGTTCAGCGTGACCCGCCAGGCCATCATCAACGACGACTTGCATATGCTGACCGACGTACCGATGAAACTGGGGCGGGCGGCTAAGGCCACCATCGCCGATCTGGTGTATGCCATCCTGCTCAACAACCCGAAACTGTCGGCGGACGGCATCGTCCTGTTTGATAGCGCGAAACACGGCAACATCCTAAGCGGCGCGGCAATGGACGTCGCCAGCCTGGATAAGGCGCGCCAGTTAATGCGCCGGCAAAAGGAGGGGCAGCGTCATCTTAACATCCGTCCCGCCTTCGTCTTGGTCCCGACCGCATTAGAGGCCAGCGCCAACCAAGTGATCCGCTCAGCCAGCGTCAAGGGCGCCGAGGTGAATGCCGGGGTCATTAACCCGATCCAGAACTTCGCCAGCGTCATCGCCGAGCCGCGCCTAGACGATAGCAGCGTTACGACCTACTACCTGGCGGCCGCCAAGGGAAGCGACACCATCGAGGTTGCCTACCTCAACGGTGTGGATGTCCCTTATATCGATCAACAGGAGGGCTTCGAGGTGGATGGCATCACCAGTAAGGTGCGCATCGATGCCGGTGTTTCGCCCATCGATCATCGCGGTCTGGTGCGCTGCGACGCCTAACCGTCCATGAGGAATTTTGAGATATCCGGCCGCAGGCCGGTAGGAGAACCGTATGGCGAACAACTATCTGCAACGGGGCGGTACGATCGACATCGACGCTGGGGAGGCGGCCATTGCCAGCGGCGCGCTGGTAGCGCTGGGGGATATGGTGGTCATCGCACTCGGCCACATCGAGCCTCATCATAGCGGTGTCGGGCTGACCGAAGGCGTCTTCTTGGTGCCAAAACTGGAGTCCGAGGTGATCGAGTCGGGAAAAAAGCTTCATCTGAAGAATGGCGTGGTGCAATTGTCCGCCTCGGGCGCCGTGTATGTCGGTAAAGCCTGGGCGAACGCCGGGGCGGGTACGACGCTGGTGGCGGTGAAGATCAATGCCTAGCCCTTTTACCCAGTTTGCGGCCTCGCTGGATGCGTTGACGCAGGCCCGAATGGGGGAGCAGGTGCAGATCAACGGGCTGCCGTATTGTGCGGTACCCGCCACTAGCCCGGCGCTGTTTGGCGCCGTCGAGGCGGAGCTGACGACACTGATGATTTTCAGTGCCGCCTATCGTCCCCAACGCGATGATGAGGTGGTTTGGCAAGGCGCCGAGTATCGGGTGGCCCGCTACCATCGTCAGAATGGCAAATACGTTATCCAACTGGAGCCGCAATGAAAGGTGAAGACAAACTGCGAGCCATCTTGACGGATCTGGGGGGCAAGGAGTTAGCGCGCGCCAGCGCCCAAGTGGTCAATCGGCTCGCCGCCAAGGCGATCACCCGTAGTTTACGACGGGTGGCGCGTGAAAAACGCCTACCGGTACGGCGCCTGAAACGTCGAGTCAGGTTGACTCAGGCCAAGGCCAACACGGAGTGGCCACAGGCGCGTATCCGCGTATACCGCGGCGATTTTCCTGCGATCAATCTGGGGACGGCACGCATCTTGGGTATTCCTGGGCGGCGGGACAGCGTGCTGCACGTCGGTCATCACTCCCTACCGGGCGCCTTCATCCAGTACCTAAAAACGGGGCGTTGGCAGGTTCTACGCCGCGATGGCCGGGCGCGTATGCCCATCCACGTGGTGAAGATCCCGGTGAAGGAGGCGCTCACGACCGCCTTTCGCGAGGAGACCCAAAGACTATGGCAAGACAACCTACCTCAAGCGTTACAGCAGGCGATGGCGCGCCAACTTCAGTTACTGCTCCGCCGTCAGCGTTGACCCCGCAGGGCGCCATCCGTCACCGCATTCGCCAACGGGTACTCGATCGACTGAAAACGGCGTTGCAAGGCGAGTCTCAGGTCCACTTTTTCGATGGCAGCCCCAGCTTTATCGATGGCGAGGCCGAACTCCCTGCCGTGGCCGTCTACCTCAGCGATCTACAACCGGAGGCGGTCTACTTTGACAGCATTAGCTGGTCAGGCGTGTTACACGTGCAGATTTTCCTGCGGGCGCGTGAGCCGGACGCTGCTTTAGACCGCTGGGCGGAGTGTTACGCGGCGCCACTGCTGGCCGATCCGGCGCTACTGACTCCATTCGACGGAGATCTGGCGCCATTGGCATGCGACTACCAGCGCGATGAGGAGTTGGGTATCTGGGGCGCGATCGATCTGCAATATCAAATCCGTTACACACAGGAGCAGCTATGACAGCGACAACGACCCCGCAGAAGGGCAGTGGTACCACCTTATGGATCTACACCGGCCAAGATATGGCACGCCTCAATGTCATCAACGACGACGACTGGCAGCGATTGGGCAAGGTCAAAGATATCCAACCGGGTGAACTGCAAGCCGAAACGGACGAAGATAACTATATCGATGACGATGATGCCGACTGGAAGCGTAACGCCCAGGGGATTAAATCTGTCAGCGACTCTACCTTCACCCTAGCCTGGTTACCGGGCGATCCCGGCCAGCAGGCGGTGCTGGCGGCCTTCGACGATGGCCGCGTGATGGCTTACCGGCTGAAATATCCGAACGGAGTGATCGACATCTTCTATGGCTTCGTCTCTGCACTCGGCAAGAGCGTAAGCCAGAACGAAACCATCACCCGTATCATTCGTTTCACCCACAGCGGCAAACCGACGTTGGCCGAGGTCGGTTCACTTCCTGAAAACGCAACGTGAATGGAGGGATGATGCAACTGAAGCATGACACGTTTTGCTATGGCGACGAGCAGGTCGTACTGCGAGAGCTGACGGCTTTACAGCATGTGGAATACCTGCGTTATGCGGCGGCACACCCGCCGCCTGATGCGGGTGCGGGCCTCAGCGGTATGGCCTACCTGGCGGAGATGAACAACCTCAACTGTCAGATCAACGCGTTGTTAGTGGCGATGTCGCTGGCGAGTAACGCCCCCACGCAGACGGCAGAGGAGCGGGCCGAAAGCCAGCTGCAACTGATGGCGACTTGGCCCGCCCAATTGTTGGCGGAGGCGGCTCAACGGGTATTGGCGTTGAGTCAACTGTTGGACGAGGGGCCGCCAGAAGAAGCGTCTGAGCGATCCGATGCCGCAAAGCCCTAGCGGCGGAGATGGCGTTCATCCTGCGTCTGGCGCGTGAGTTTCACCGGCCTGACTGGTGCGCCATGTTGGCCGGCATGAGTTGCAGTGAGCTGCGCGACTGGGCGTCGTTCTACCGCGAACATCTCTTCGCCGATACCCAGCTCGATCTGGAGTTCGCCGCCCTGCAATGCACGCTGGTTCGGCTGGTGGATGCCAAGGCCCGGCCCGCACTCACCGACTTTACGCTATTGATGCACGCCACCGCACCGCCGGAGAAAGACGACGCCCAGCTGATGCAGTTGGCGAGTGGCCTTATGGGGAGGGAACGGTATGTCCCAGATCAGCCAACTTGAAGTCCGACTGGATGCGGACACCGCGCAGTTCCAGGAGGGGTTAGCCCGAGCCCGTGCCGAATTGGGACTCATCGGGCAGGCCAGTCGGGAGGCGGCGCAGCAGACCCAGTCGGCATTCGACTCATTATCTCGGGCCGAGCAGATAGCCCTCAACCGTCTGAAGTCAGCCATCGATTCCACGACCCGGGCACTGACACAGCTAGAACGTCAGCAACGCCAGCTTCAAGCACAATTTGCGGCTGGGAACCTGACCCAAGCCGAATATGCCCGTTATATGCAGGTGCTCGACCGTAACCTGCAAGGGGTGATCAGTCGTGAGCGTCTATTGAAAACCGCCTCGACGGGGTGTACCGAGGCGCTACAACGTCAGCAAAAAATGGTGCAGCGCCTCAATATCAGCCACGGCCAATATCAAATGGCGCTCCGTCTGCTACCGATGCAGATGACCGACGTGGTGACCCAGCTCGCCAGCGGCCAGAACCCGTTACTGATCCTGATCCAGCAGGGTGGCCAGGTTCGGGATTCGTTCGGTGGGATCCGTAATACCTTTATTGCTTTGAGCCAGGTGATCTCCCCGCTGAGCCTGTTGCTGGTCGGTCTGGCGGGGGCCGGTGGCGCGTGGGCCTATGCCCTGTATCAGGCCGATCAGGAGCAGCGCCAGTTTCAGCGAGGGCTAATCTTGACTGGCCACTATGCCGGCCTGACGACGTCGCAGCTACAACGTCTAGCTCAGAGCCTGGCAGGTGACGGTGTCACGCGTCACGGCATGGCCGATTCCCTGGCGCAGGTGGTGAGCAGTGGTGCCTTTTCCGATGCACAGGTTGCGCGTGTCGCTCGCGCCGCCGCCCAGATGGCGCAGGCCGTCGGGCAATCGGTCGAGGAGACCATCAGCCAGTTTACGCGGCTGCAGCAGGAACCGCTGAGCGCGGTGCAAGCGCTGGATGAGGCCTTACACTTCCTGAGCGCTGCCACCCTACAGCAGATCGCCACGCTGGAAGATCAAGGGCGGCGCAGTGACGCCGCGCGTCTCGCCATCGATGCCTATGCCTCCGCGCTGAATGAGCGAGCGCATGCAATCCGGGACGACTTAGGCTACCTGGAGGCGGCTTGGCATGCCGTTTCGGACACGGCTGCCGCCGCCTGGGAGTCGATGCTAAACCTGGGGCGTGAGCAGACATTAGAGGCGCGGATTGCGGCGCTAGCGCAGCAGATCCAGGCCGGAGGGCGCCAATTCGGCGCGGTGTTCGTTCCGGCCAATCAGCAAGATCATGCCCAGTTGGCTCGCCTACGGGAAGAGAAGTACCAGCGCGATGTCGCTGCCGCCCGGGATAAGGCTGAACGGCAGGAGCAGGAGCGGCAGAAGCGCCAGTTAGCCGCCAACCGCCATTGGCAGGCGCTCTACGAAAGTGAGGAGCAACAACATCAGCGCCGCCTCGAGGCGATCCGTAACAGCGCCGCCAGCGAAGCAGTTAAGCAGGCGGCATTGGCGGAGGAGCGTCGTCGCTACCAAAGCCGCCAGGATCGTCGCCATGCGCCCCGGGAGGACGAGGGGCAACGTCTGTTAGCTCAGTACCGTCAGCGCCAAGCTCAACTCGATGCCGAGCTGGCGAAGGCACGTCAGGCTAATGGCAGTCAGTTGCTCGATGCCGAACGGCAGCGGCTGCAACTGCAGCAACGCCTCAGCGATATGCAGGGGCGTCAACTGAGCGATAACGACAAGAGCCTGCTGGCCAATCGACAACAGCTGGAGCTTCTCTTGGCGCAAAACATGGCGCGGGAGACGGCCTTGGCGCGCCAACAGGCATTAAATGCCCTGCAACGGAAGGGAGATCAGCTGGCCCAACAAGCCAGCCAAGAGATGGAGAGGGCGCGTTACCAGCAAGAGAGCCTGCTGGCCGGCACACAACTGGGTAATCAGGCGCGTCAGCGTTTACAGCAGGCCTTGGCCCTACGCCAATACTACCAAACACGCCTGGATCAACTGGAGCGGGATAGCCGCGCCAAGGGGACCCAGGAGAGCGACGCCTATCGCCAGGTTACCGCGGCGTTACGGGATAACTTGGCGCAACGTCTGGCGTTGTTAGAGCGCTACCACGCTCAGGTAGATGCACAGGAGAGCAACTGGCAGTTGGGCGCGATCCGGGCGCTGAATAATGTGGCGGAGCAGGGGGAACAGGTGGCGACGCTGACCGAGGGGGTCTTTACCCGGGCCTTCGATGGCATGGGCGACGCGCTGGCGCACTTCGCCCTGACGGGCAAGCTGGAGTTTCGCAGCTTCGCCGCCTCGGTGCTGAGCGATTTGGCCAAGATGGAGCTCCGCATCGCCACCTCCAAAACCTTGGGGTTGCTGTTGAACTTTGGTCGCAGCCTGTTAGGGGGCAGCAATGAGGGATACGGCGCTAATGCTTTTGACAACGGCATGTACAACCATCTTCGTTTCAATGCCCTCGGTGGCGTCTACCGTACCCCCAGTCTCCATCGCTACAGTGGCACGGTAGTCAGTCATCCCACCGTCTTCGCCTTTGCGCAGGGCGCGGGGATCATGGGGGAAGCGGGGGCGGAGGCGATCTTACCGCTGCGCCGAGCCGCGGACGGTAAGCTGGGTGTCGTCGCCAGCGGTGTAGTCCGAGAGAGCAACTTCTCCCCGGTCTACAACATCACGATCAACAACGATGGTCAGCGGGGAGAGATTGGCCCACAGGCCTTGGCCGCCATCTACGAGGTGAGCCGGCGCAGCGTGGCGGACTACTTGGCGACGCAACGGCGTGACGGCGGCTTACTGGGAGAACCCTGATGGAAACCTTTCGCTGGCCAATCCGCCCCGATCTGGTGATCGTGTCGCAGCCGCGGGTCAGCCGAATCCGGTTCGGCGATGGCTACGAACAGCGTCGTCCGGATGGTTTGAATGCCGATCTTAAGATCTACAGCGTGACCTTAGTGGCATCCCTCGCCGAGGGGGCACTGCTGGAGGCGTTCTTCGCCCGTCATGGTGGCGTCGACGCGTTTCGTTGGACACCGCCGTACGGTTACCGTCCGATCAACGTGCTCTGCCGCCAATGGCGGTCGGTTCGTCACGCGCGCAAGATAACCTTTACCGCTGACTTTGAACAGGTGGTCGCATGATACCGTCATCGATGCAACAGGAGGCGAGTCGCCTGAGCCAATCCGCTCGCCTGGATGTGTGGGAGGTCGATCTGACCGCCATCGGTGGCGAACGTCATTTTTTCACCAACCAGCACAATGAAAAGGGGCAGGACATCGTCTGGCAGGGGCGGACGTATATCGCCTATCCCGTTACCGGTAGCGGCTTTACCTTCAATGGTCGCGGGCCAGCTAACCGTCCCGAGCTGCACCTCTCCAATCTCTTTGGTCTGCTTACCGCTATGGTCGAGGATTACGACGGGCTGGTGGGTGGCAGTGTGATACGCCGTACCCTCTATGCCCGCTTTTTGGATGCGGTGAACTTCTATCAGGGCAATCCCGAGGCTGATCCGGAGCAGGAACAGGTACAACACTACCGGATCGAGCAGGTGGTAAATGTCACGCGAGATAGTGTGCGAGTGGTGTTATCCGCACCGACGGAAAGTGACGGCGCCCTTTGCCCTGGGCGCATCATGCTGGCCGACGTTTGCGCATGGATCTACCGCAGCGAAGAGTGCGGCTACCTGGGGCCCCCCGTGGCGGATGCCCTCGACCGACCCACTCAAGATCCCGCCGCCGACCAATGCAGTAAGACACGCCGTGCCTGTGAGTTACGGCACAACATCGACAGTTATGGCGGCTTTCTCTCCATCAATAAACTGACCCAATAGGTATCGCCATGCTTGATGACGACATTCTGGCGCATGCGGCACGCATGGCGCCGGCGGAGTCCTGCGGCTTTGTGATACGAACGCCAATGGGCGAACGCTACCTACCATGCAAAAACCGCTCACTGGAGCCGAGGCGCTATTTTCGCATGACCCCACAGGATTACCTCCAAGCCAGTGCACGCGGTGAGCTGGTCGCCCTGGTTCATAGCCACCCACATGGCGATCCTTATCTCAGCGCCGCCGATCGGCGGCTTCAGATCGCCAGTGCCTTACCTTGGTGGCTGGTCTGCGAGGGGCGTATCGCCCGTTATCGACCTGTTCCATTACTACTGGGACGCCCCTTCGTGCATGGCCATGCCGACTGTTATGCCTTGCTGCGCGACGCCTATCACCTTGCAGGGATCGCGTTGCCGGCCATGCACTACGACGCTGACTGGTACCAACAGGGCGCCGATCTTTACCTGCAAGAGCTGCCCCGTAACGGGTTTTCCCGTATCCCTCTGGCGGCAGCCCAGGCTGGCGATGTGTTGCTGTGCTGCTTCGGCTGTTCGGTCGCGAACCATGCCGCCATTTACTGTGATGACGGGCAGTTACTGCACCATCTCCCTAACCAACTCAGCAAACGGGAAGGATATAGCGAACGATGGCAACGACAGACTCACTCCCTCTGGCGCCACCACGCCTGGCACGCATCTGCCTTTACGGCGATCTGCAACGATTTGGCCGCCGCCACGCTCTGTTAGCCGCTACGGCAGCGGAGGCGGTTTATGCCTTGGCTAGCCAATTACCGGCGCTACGCCGCCAACTGTTACAGGGATGGTATCAAGTCCGTCTCGCTGGCGAGGACATGACGACCGAGATCTTGGCGCAGCGCCTGCACGAGCCGCTGCCCGATCGGGCGGTGATCCACATCGTCCCACGCCCAGTCGGCGCCAAAAGCGGCTTTATCCAAACTATCCTGGGCGCGGCGTTTGTCGCCTTTGCCGCCTGGAACCCGCTGGGGTGGTCTAGCGCAGTGATCGGCGGCCTTGTCGCCAGCGGCGGCGGACTAGCGCTGAGCGGCGTTGCCATGATGCTGACGCCGATGCCCAAGACACCAAGCCTGCAGCGTGCGGATAACGGCAAACCCAACACCTACTTCTCCAGCCTGGATAACCTGGTCGCCCAAGGGAACCCGGTACCGGTGGTCTACGGCGAGATCATGGTGGGGTCACGGGTCATCTCACAGGAGGTGAGCGTGTGGGATGAGCAAGGCGACGTCATCGTCGTCGGCATGCGCTAACGACAGAGGAATGGCATATGGGTAAGGGCAGGGCTAAACAACATACCCCCTATGAGGCACCGGATAGCCTGAAATCGACGCAGAGGCTCAGCATCATCGATGCGATTAGTGAGGGGCCGATAGAGGGCCCCGTCGCAGGATTAGCCAGCGTTTACCTCAACGATACGCCTGCCATCGATGATGAAGGTAACAGCAACATCAATGGCCTGACGGTGATCTACAACGCCGGTACTCAAGAGCAGGCTGCATTAGAGGGATTCGAGGCATCGGGTGCGGAGACGATCATTGGATCTGAGGTAAAGGCCACCACCCCGATCACGCGTACCATCACGTCAGCCAACATAGACCGTTTACGCCTGACGCTCGGTGTGGTCGCGTTACAGTCGGTCAGCGACGAAGGCGATCGCGATATCAGCAGCGTCACCCTACGGATCCAGCTGCAACGCGACGGCCATTGGCAGGACACCAGTGAGCTGACCCTCCGCGGCAAGACGACCAGCCAGTTTCTGACCTCCGTGGTGCTAGACGATCTACCGCCGCGCCCCTTTGGTGTCCGGGTGGTGCGTGTCACCCCGGATAGCACCAGCGATCAGCTGCAAAACCGTACCCTATGGTCGAGTTATACCGAGATCATCGATATTCGCCAACGCTACCCCAATACGGCCGTTGTAGGGCTATTGGTCAACAGCGAGCAGTTCGGGAGCCAGCAGGTGCGCCGTACCTACTTGGTGCGTGGGCGCATCATTCAGGTTCCGGCCAACTACGATCCGCTCACTCGCCATTATGAGGGGCTCTGGCAGGGCGACTTCAAGGCGGCCTGGAGCAACAACCCCGCCTGGGTTCTGTATGATCTTCTGACCCATCCCCGCTATGGCCTAGGGCGGCGTGTCGGCGCTCTCAGCGTGGATAAATGGGCGCTGTATGCCATCGCCCGCTACTGCGATCAACCTGTACCCGATGGCTACGGCGGTAGCGAACCGCGTATGACGTGCAACGCCAGCCTGAGCGAACAGCGCAAGGCTTACGATGTGATCAACGACCTCTGCTCCATCATGCGGTGTATGCCGGTCTGGAACGGTCAGACGCTTACCTTCGTGCAGGATCGCCCGTCCGACGCGGTCTGGTCTTATAGCAACGCCAATGTGGTTGAGGGGCGTTTCAATTACACCTTCAGCGCATTGAAGGCCCGCCATAGCGCCGCCGAGATCCGCTTCGTCGATCCCGACAACGGTTGGCGTGTTTCGACCGAATATGTGGCGGATGAGGGGATGATTGCCCGCTATGGACTGAACGTCCTCAAATTGGACGCGTTCGGCTGCACCTGTCGAGGCCAGGCGTACCGCATGGGGCTTTGGGCGCTGACCAGTGAAAAACTGGAAACCCAGATGGTGACCTTTAGCTTGGGGATGGAGGGGATCCGCCATCTCCCCGGCGATATCATCGAAATTTGCGATAACGACTATGCTGGCATTGCGCTTGGGGGGCGCTTGCTGGAGGTCGGCGAAGGATGGGTTCGCCTCGACCGCCCGGTTAACGTGGAGACGTTCACGCAGTTGCTGGTGGCGGACCGACAGGGGCGTCAAGTCAGCGTAGCCATTCATGGCCAACCGGCTCCGGATCAGCTACATGTTTCCGCTCTGCCTCCCGGATGCGTCGCGTTCGACTGTTGGAGTCTCCGTCAGGCGTCGTTACGTCCACGCCTGTTCCGCTGCTTGGAGATCGTGGAGAACGGCGATGGCAGCTATGGCGTGACGGCACTGCAACATGTACCGGAGAAGGAATCGATAGTCGATAACGGGGCTCATTTCGATCCCAAGCCGCCCACCATCTACGGCATCGTGCCGCCGGCGGTGCAACATCTGACGGTGGAGATTAGCGAAGCGGGCGGCCAATATCAGGCCTGGGTACGCTGGGATACCCCACGAATGGTTAACGGCATCCGTTTTCTCCTGCAACTGAAGATCCAGGATGGGGAGGTGCAGCGCTTAGTCGGCAACTACACTACAAGCGCCTGCGAATACCGCCTCTACGGGCTGACGTTGGGTCACTACCAGCTCAGTGTGCGTTCGGTCAGTGTCAGTGGGCTACGAGGCGACCCGACCGAGATCCGCTTTGTCATTGCGGCGCCAGAAGCGCCGATCGAGGTGGCCATTACGCCGGGCTATTTTCAGTTCACCGTAACGCCACGCCAGACCCTGTTTAATCCTGAGACACAATTCGAATTCTGGTTCAGCCCCCGGCGTCTGCACGATCTCGATCAGATCGTCACCCAGGCGAGTTATCTGGGGAGTGGGCGCTTTTGGGTGGTCTCCGGCGCGATGATCCGCCCAGGGCAGAATTACTACCTGTACGTTCGTAGTGTTAATGCCGTTGGCAAATCAGCCTTCGTCGAGGCTGTCGGCCAGGCCAGTAACGATGCCGCCGGTTATCTGGACTTCTTTGCCGGACAGATCGGCCGCACACATCTGGCCCAGGCGCTCAGGGAGCAGATCGCGTTAGGGGCTGAAAGCAGCGGTCAAATCGAGGAAATCAACCAAAGCTGGCAGGACTTGCAGGGTAGACTCAACACCCTGTGGGGCGTACGGGTACAGCAGTTACAGGATGGCCGTCACTATATCGCCGGCTTGGGTGTCGGCATCGAGAATGACGCTCAGGGGGAGGTGCAGAGTCAAATCCTGTTGTTGGCCGATCGTTTGGTGATGCTCGACCCGGATAACGGTGCTACGACGCCGCTATTCGTCGTGCAAGAAGGCCAGATGTGGCTGAACGAGCTGCTGCTTAAGCGGCTGATCGCCGCCTCTATTATCTCATCGGGGAATCCTCCTACCTTCGTCCTCACCCCGGAGGGGGCGCTGTTTGCGCGTCAGGCGGATATCAGTGGCCATGTCAATGCCACCAGTGGCCGTCTTAGCCATGTCACCATCGATGAGAGCTGCGAAGTGAAGGAGATCCGCGCCGAAACCATCAAGGGCGATATCGTCAAGGTCATCACGCTGAGGCTGGGCACGCCGTTGCAGATCAGTGCCGCCCCCTTCGATCGCCTACTGTTTGCCATGCCGGTCGCAGCCCACGGTACGACCTCGACCAATACCACCAGCTCAGGGAAGGATGGGCGGGATATCAGCAGTACTAGCTACTCTGGGACACGGATAGGTATCAACATCAATGGCCGAGAGGTGGTGGTCGCTAACCAACTTGGCTCAGGGGTCGATGTGGGGACAGCTATCGAGCCCATCCCTGCCGCAACGAATATTACGCTGGAGTTGTGGGTTGAAAAGGGAAATAGCAACCATATGCGGCGTTATACCGATGACCAGACTATCTCAATGACGCTCAACTGCCTGCTGTACAAGGCCTAAATTGCGACGATGTACACGAGGGATACCATGACGGTGACGATTTCCGGCAATCTAAAGGATGGGACGGGTCAACCGATCGCCCATGCTGAACTGACGCTACTGGCTACACACACTACCCAGGAGGTGCTGGCGCATACGCATGCCACGGTGATCACCTCCGCTCAGGGAGCCTACTCTATGGCGGTACTCCCGGGGCGCTATGACATCACCCTCTCAGTCGAAAACTATCCACCGCAAAAAGTCGGGACCATCAATGTGAGCGAGGACGCCAAGGAGGGTTCGTTAAATGATTTTTTGGTGATGCTGACGGAGGAAGATCTTCGCCCGCACGTGGTCCGCCGCTTTGAGGAGATGGTCTCGCAGGTCAGCGCACAGCAACGCAGCATCCTTGACCAGCAGCGGCACACAGCGCAGATCCATAGCCAAGTGGAGAGTACCGCCGAGCAGATCGAGCAACAGGCACAGCAGGTGGCCACCTTGGCGCGTACGGCTCAGACCAGCCAACAACAGGCTGAGCGTGCGCAAGGAACGGCTACGCGCGGTGCGCAAACGGCGCAACGAAGTCAACGCGCGGCGGTTGCCGCCGAAAATGCCGCCGCGCAGAGTGCTCAGTCGGCAGCGCGTAGCCAGCAGGAGGCCTTAGCCGCGAAAACGGCGACAGAGCAGCTCCTCCAGCAGACACAGCTCAGTGCGCAGGATGCTGAGGTGAGTCAACGGGCGGCGCTCTCCTCTGCCGAGGACGCACGGCACAGCGCTCAGGCCGCCGCACAGGCGGCGGAGCAGGCGGCCAGCCAGACGGTGACGCAGCTAACCGAGGCGGTCAGGGATGAGCGGGAACAGGTGGCAGATCTACACCGTCAGGTGGAGGAGGCCGCTGAGCGGGGCGAGCAACAGGCACAGCAGGCCACGGCGCAAGCCGATGCGGCGCACGCCAGCCAACAAGCGGCCAGTGCGGCAGCGAGTGCCGCCGAACAATCCGCACATCAAGCGCAGGGTAGCCAGCAGGAGGCAGCCACCTCGGCGGCGCAGTCTCAGCGCAGTGCGCAAACGGCGCAGTCTAGCCAGCGGAGCATGGCGGTTGCTGCGGATCACATCGTCAAAAGCGCTCAGACTCTGCACAGTGACCAGCAGCATCTCAACAACTTGAGAAAGGATGTCGAATATTGGCAGGATAGAGCCAGGTGTTGGGCGGATGACGCTAAAACGTACGCCGGCCGTGCCGCAGGGAGTGAATTTGACGCGAGATCCTCTTTGTTAGGGACAAGAGATCTCCGCGAAAACATCTTAGAGATTGCAGCGGAGATAGACGAGAGTGTGCGGCAGGCAGAGGCTGCCGCGTCACAGGCAGCCGAACGGGCCGCTAGCGAGGCGGCGACCCTGGCAGCAGAGCGCGCCGCCGCACAAGCCAGTGAGCAGGCTGCGGCCCAGTTGACGCAGATTTTCAGCGATGACCTTGCGCAAACGCAACAGCATCAACAGGCGGCTGCCGCCTCAGAGGCTGCGGCACAGCGTGCAGTGAAGAGCGCTGAGGAAATACTAGAGCAGGAACACGCGCGGACAAATGCTGTGTTACAGCAGGCGAACGAGGCCGCTGAAAATGCAGAGCAGTATGCGCATCAGGCTGAAATATCGCTAGAGGGAGCACGCGAAGCGGCTGAAAATGCGCAAGATTCAGCCTTACTTGCCCAGTCTGCCAAACAAGATACTGCCCAGTATGTCGCGGAGGTACAGGCGCATACGCGTCAGGTGGTCTTATCGGCGCAACAAGTTAAGGATGACACCGATACCAGTGTGCAGCTGGCAGAGGAAGTGGCTCAATTAGCGCAGACCACCCGATCTCTGGTGGTGAAAGGCCAGGAGCACGTTGAACGCATCGAGCGAGAGCTTCAGCTAAATGAGGATAAGGCACCGCTAGCGAGTCCGGCTTTTACCGGGCATCCCACGGCGCCGACGCCGGATAAGTCGGCTGCCGGACAAGAGATTGCGACCGCGGCCTTTGTGTTGGCGCAGATAGCGCAGTTGATTAACGCTTCTCCGACGGCGCTGGATACCTTACAGGAGCTGGCCGCAGCGCTCGGTAACGATCCCAATTTTTCGTCAACGGTGATGACGATGATTGGCCAGAAGCTGGATAAGGCGCAAAACGGGGCTGATATTCCGGATAAGGCCCGTTTTCTGGAGAATATTGGTATCGTTGAGGCGACGACCTCGCGCAAAGGCATCGTGCAGTTGAGCGACAGCGTCAACAGCTTCAGTTCCACCCAGGCAGCCACCCCATGGGCGGTAACGCGGGCGTATGACGCAGCCACCCGTGCCGCTAGTACCAACCAGGCCGGACGGGTGCAGCTCAACGACAGTATCAGCAGCACCAGCACCACCCAGGCAGCGACGGCCAATGCGGTGAAGCTCGCCTATGACGAGGCCACCCGTGCCGCTAGTACCAACCAGGCCGGACGGGTTCGGCTTAACGACAGTATCAGCAGCACCAGCACCACCCAGGCAGCGACGGCCAATGCGGTGAAGCTCGCCTATGACGAGGCCACCCGTGCCGCTAGTACCAACCAGGCCGGACGGGTTCGGCTTAACGACAGTATCAGCAGCACCAGCACCACCCAGGCAGCAACGCCCAACTCGGTGAAGCTCGCCTATGACAGAGCCTCTGAAGCTCTCCCTGTAGGCACACCCTGTCCCTGGCCCAGCCTCAACATCCCATCAGGTTGGATCAAGTGCGCAGGGCAATCATTTTCAACATCGTCATATCCCGATCTGGCCAGGGCATATCCCAATGGCAGATTGCCTGATTTGCGTGGGGAATTTATCCGGGGATATGACGATGGTCGGGGTGTTGACAGTGGGCGCAGTATATTAACAGCACAAGGCGATGCAATTCGAAATATCACAGGTACTGTGACGGGCATATCTGAAACATTCAGCTATTCCGGCTCGGGCTCGGGGGTATTTCAACGGACATCGTCAGGTCCCGGTGCGGATGGTACACCGAGATCTGTTGACTGGTCGAATGCGGGAACGTTGGATTTTGATGTATCACGAGTCGTACCAACGGCGAATGAGAACCGTCCGCGTAACGTCGCCTTTCTCTATATCGTGAGGGCTGCATAATATGGAATATCAACTTACACCATCTCAGGCTGAATTCAACAAAAAGCGGTTAGCTAAAACAGCTGGCTGGGTGCTGCTATACCATGCCAATGAAACTACTCGCGAATACTGCGGCGCCAGCTATGACTATGTGATGGAAGGGGTCGGTATCCCCGCCTATAGCTATCTGGATGCCCCAACTCAACCGAAAGCTGGGCTCGCCTTGGTTCGCTCGCCGGATGACCAGCGCTGGGAAGAGGTAGCCGACCACCGAGGCGAGGTGGTCTGGGACACCGAGAGCCGCCAACCCAGCACGATTCAGGTATTGGGTGAGATCCCTCCGCGCTTTACTACGCAGGCCCCCACATCCCCCTTTGATGTTTGGGCGGGAGAGTCGTGGGTAAAGGATAAGCAGGCCGAGCAACGCGTGCGGTTAGAGCAGGATCAACAGCACAAGGCACACCTGTTGGAGCTGGCTTCGCAGCGTATTCAGTTATTGACGGACAAACTCGAACTGGATGAGACACAAGATAGCACTGCGCTAAGCCAACGCCTGAATGACTGGCGAAGATACCGGTTACAAGTGGATGACATCATCCCGACGGGAGAGGCAATCATCTGGCCAGCGCCGCCTGAATAAGGGGACGAGGCGCGGCTGCTTGTACCATAACTCACACAACCGCCAGCAGGTGCGGACCTTCGGTAGCTCGCCTCCAGTATCTCTAACGCGCTTGCTCTGCCATGAAATCGCCCCCCACAGCAACACATATAACCTTAGATCATGCCCCCTGTCGTAACCGACAACAGGGGGTAATGCTCGACAACACACGACAACACACGACAACGCGTTGGAGTAGCTCATATCGAGGGGAGAGGTAGTTTCATCTGGTTACAAATAAACCGCTGCTCAGGGGGGAGAAAGGAGGGCTACGCAGCGTCTTCTTCTGCCCATCATGCCCAGGAGGCGGTTGACGGGCTGTGTAGCTGAGGGGCGATATTCGGCCAAATGGACTATTATCACTTAATGGAATTTTTCAGAATATTCCTGCGTGTTCAAGATATTAGCCGGAAGGTGGCTAGTGTAGGATAGGGAGGAAGTGGGGATGCGCAGGCGATCGAAAAATCTGCAACTGATTGATTTTGAAGTGGATAAAAAAAGACCTGACACGATTCCTGTATCAGGTCTAGGGGAATGGCTCTTGTGGAGAGCCGTGCGCTAAAAGTTGGCATTATGCAGGCATGGATCGCCTTGCCTATTAATCGTAGTGCATCTGTGGCGTTTTGCCAGTGAGGCCCAGTCGGATGAGTTGGGGGAGGTAGCACGTCGGGTTAGGGGATCGACGATATCGGGAGGGTCGATGGCCGTCGGAGCCGATGGTGCCGTGGGGTCGTTTCGACAAAGTCGGTGAGATAAAGTCCCTAGAGTGAGGGCGGTTAATGGCGCTTTGCTATAATCGTCTAGGATCACGCAGAGGGGGTTGTTGTGTGGAATGTTCGCCACTGTTTCATCATACACATGCCATAAGTGGGGTAAGACTGGGGGCGATATGAGTCAGGAAAGGGTAAAAAAAGTTATTGCTAAAAAATTACTCATTGCGTTTGTCTCTGGATTCGGTGTATTCGTTATCTTGATGCTTTGCTTGCTTATTTTTTCGATTAAGGCGCTGTATAAAGACACAAATCTCAAGGTCGATTTCGCCCGCCAACATATCGATGGTATCCTGGGTCATGCCAAAACGGCGGCGCAATCGACCAGTCATTTGTTGGGACGCACTTGCTCCGAGTCGGTGATGAATGCGTTGATTCATCAAGTGACCTTAACGCCGAATGTCCGCTCCCTCGAGTTATTCTCAAAGGCGGGAGGTTACTGTACCTCATTGTATAAAGAGGTGTCGGGAGTCGAGCGTAAAAAAATAGAACAGGTCAATGGCCTCTATCTCTTGGCCGGGGATGCGGCGACCCCTTCGCTACCGGTGTTATTCTATAGCTATAAGACGGCGCAAGGCACGGTACTAGTGGGGGTGGATGGCTATTTCATCGCTAATACGCTACGTGTGATCAATACCTTTCCTCGCGTCTACTTTGGGGTGAGTGGTGAGATTTTATCGGCTGAGGGGCGAGTGACCCCTAAGCTTTCGCGGATGCCGCAGGGCTATCATGTTATCACCTCTGATTACGGCTACACGATAATTTATATTATTACCAAGCGCACCATATTAACCAACCTGATAGATAACTACTTGCTGGGGATATATTTAAGCCTACTGCTTGGGCTATTCGCCATGCTAGCGGTATTTCTACGTTTGAATCGACCCTTATCGATTACCGAGTTAATTCGTAACGGTATTAAAAATAACGAGTTTGTCCCTTATATTCAGCCGATCGTTGATCTGAAAACCAACAGCGTCACCGGCGGTGAAATTTTAATCCGCTGGCTCCGTCCAGGGATCGGCATGATTCCGCCGAATCAATTTATCCCGGCGGCAGAGGACTCTGGATTGATCGTGCCGATGACTCGGCAGTTGATCTTGGATACGCGGGAGGCATTACGTGGCAGAGTGTCGAAGCGGATACATATCGGTTTTAATATTAGCCAGAAATATCTTCAGCATCGGAGCATCGTCGCAGACTGTGACCATTTCTTACAGGCATTCGATACGCGCCAGTTAGAACTCACGCTAGAGTTGGTTGAACGCGATGAGATTGCCTCGAAGAGTGAGGTCAAGGAGAACTTCGAGCGCTTGAAGGGGTTGGGCGTGACCTTTGCCCTCGACGACTTCGGTACCGGTTATTCGACCTATTCTTATCTGCAAAAATTTCATGTCGATTATATTAAGATCGATAAGAGTTTTATTCAGATGATCGGCCTGGATGAAATCTCCAGCCATATTGTGAACAACGTTATCGAGTTGGCGGGGAGTCTACATTTAAAGATTATCGCCGAGGGGGTCGAGACGGAGCAGCAAGAAGCCTATCTGAAGGCGCACGATGTGCTGTACTTGCAGGGGTATCGTTATAGCCAGCCGATTCCCTTACAGGCGTTTATCCGGCGTTATCTCTAA